ATGAAAAAGGCCGATAAATCAATACACCCAAAGAATACTGAACTGACTTTTAACTGCTCTATTTGCAGTCATCAGTTCGATTCTATCCCTGACCGATTTGAGGATGAACCTTCACGGGCTCATCCTTATCGCTATTTCGCTAAATGTCCTTTGTGTCGTTCTGAGACAGAGCAGGCTGCGTGGCAGGTGGGTATTTTGTGTGCCAACGCGAAAGCAACGGGCCCGAAAACGTTGGAAGGTAAGGCTAAGGTTTCGCAGAATTTGGCGGGGCATCCGACACCCAGAGAGGCGGCTGTCACCCGTTTTAATGCATTGAAGCATGGCGCCAGTGCTAAGGTCGCTATGTTCTTTCCTGCCCGTCCTGGTCAATACCCTCACTGTGAGTCCTGCGATATTGATTACGATTACTGTGCCAGGCAAACAGCATGCCTAAAGCGAACAGAGCTTTTTATGAAGCATTTGATTGCTTTCCAAAACAATGATCCGTCCCTCCTTCGAGACAACCACGCACTGATGCAATCGCAGCTCTTTGCAATGATTGAGGATATGATGTTGAGCATTGTGCAGAAGGGCGTAGCACTTGAAAGCCCAGCTTACGGGTTTACTAAGGACGGTTTTGAGCTTGCTAAATATAAAGATCCTGACACAGGGGAAGCCAAAATAATTAAAGAGCTAAAAGCTCACCCATTATTAAAACCACTATTTGAATTGTTAAGCAAGAACAACCTGTCTTTAGCCGATCTAAATATGACACCTAAAATTATGACTGATCATGAAGAAAGCATGGGTAGGATTCGTGCGGATGAAGAAAGCCAGGAGCAGCTATTAGAAGTCAAGAAAAAGCAAGCTGATGCGCTGGCAAACTTGGCTAACTTGATTGAGAAGGGGCGTAAAGAAGTTGCAAATGATCCTGTGCTCATAGAATACAACGGTGAGTCTGATGAGTGAAAGAATATCAGCCGCCCAACGCATCGAGATGCAGAATGTGGCAGAACGGGAAGTGATGCGATTTGCCGGTGATCATGCTCTTTGGCATAAGCACATCCATAATGTGGATTTGGACCCGATGCAGGTGTTGAAGATGCTGGAAATGGATAAGTATGACAACACCATCGATTACTCTTCCCGCCGTACTGGTAAGACAGCCTGCAAAGAATTACACGCGCTGGAGAGGAATGCGACGCACGCAGACCAGGAACTGGGTGTTGTAGCTCCACGCGAAGCTCAGGCTCAAGTGAATCTCAGCTACCACACGGATGCTATTCGACGCTCACCTATTTTAGAGGCTTACATTAATTATAAGTCCGGGCGAAAGCAGCTCTCTGATACGTACTATGAGTTCGCCAATCGTTCGAAAGCACGTTCCTACGGCATCATGTCTCAGGTCGATGGTGGCGATTTAACGTGCGCCTCTCTCGAAGAGGTCGATGACATGCCACACGACCGTCTTTACTCAAGATTTCTTTTGATGATGGGGTCTACTCGCCGATTAGGCGCTTCTGAAGAATCGGTTAACAAGCCGCAAATCCGAATAACTGGAGTTTTTAAAGGGGCGGACACCTTGTCCGACATGGTGACGTCTGGCTCTTATCATGTCCTACCGATTATTGATTGCCATCTCGGTATTCAGATGGGGATTTTGAACAAGCAGTTTATTTTAGACATGCGTGACCAACTGTCTCCGGAAGAATACATTCGCCAGCTTCTTTGTCGCAATGTTGCGGCTAAGAACCTGGTCTGGGAAAAACATTTAAGAAAAGCGATGCAAAAAGGTATCGCTGCGAAACTGGAAATTGTTGAGCCTGTACCAGGTGGTCAATACAAAAAGCGCGGAATGATTGCTTTTGGCTACGATGCTGCTGGTCATGGTGAAGATAAAAATGCTTCTCGCCATGCTTTAGTCGTTGGTGAAATGTTAGGTAATCACCTGGTCCCGATATTCTGTCGTACCTGGCCACCCGGCGCGGATGACAATGTTGTGCTTCGAGATTTGGTCAGCTACTGGCGGTTCTTCATGCCTGATTATGCGATTGGTGATGCGTATGGCGTCGGGATGCTGTCGACCTTGAACGATGTTTTATTTGATGAAGGGCTGACAACCATCAACCGACAGTCTGTTGGAGAGGGCCAATCAACAGCCAGCACCTGGCCTGAATGGGCATTCTCTCCGATGCGCTTTGAAGGCATGGTTAAACACCAAATGGCCCAGGCAGTTAGAGGTATCTTTCACAATGGCCACGCGGCCTGTCCTTACACCGATGATCTAGACGATAAGGATGATTGTGTGAAGGACTTCAAGTTACTTTATAAGCAGATAGTCAATATCAAACCCGAAAGCTCAAAAGCCGCCTACTCTACTTACAAGATGGTTAAGCGCTCAATTGGTGATGATCTTTTTGATGCTTTTATGGCCATGGTCTGGGCGTTCGCAACGAGAGGTGCGGGAGTGGTTGAAACGGTTATTGCCACTCGCAAACAGTCGTACCAGTCGTTACTGGGTGACACTGAAAAATTAGGAGTACTATGATGAGCCCTTGGCAGTCAATTAAGAATTTATTCACATCTGGCTATTCAGGAAAGAGTGTCACTAGTTCAGATGCCATGTCACAGTCTATTGGCTCAGAGCGCGGCGCTCGACCCACTCCAGAAAACCAATTGCGCTATCTTTATGACCAACTAACTGTCACAACCGAACTGCGTTCGACCATCCTGGCGATTCGTTCCCTGGATAAGTTGGATGGACGTGTTAAGAAAATTCATGGTCGCATGGCTAGAGATTTGACGAAGGGCGGCCTAAAGATTTACTGGCGCGGTAAGGAAAACAAACAGATTACAAAATTGTTTGAGCAGCTTAGTACCTACTGTCTGTGGAAAAGTCGTGGGAAGCTGGAGTCAGATGCCAAAGGTTTAATTAAAGAAGGGAATCTGGCTGTGCAGATTGCAGTTGATACGCAGTTGAATATCAACAAGGCTGTTCGCATGCCCTCTGAAACCATTTATCCGAACGTCACGCCTTCAGGAATTTTCAAAAGTGTTCACGAAGCTTATTATCAGAAGGATATGATGAGTCATGAGGTTCAAGCGACTTTCCCTCTCTGGAAGCTTGTATTAACTCGCCTTGACCCAGAAAACTTCGATGATTTAGGTTCTATGGGCCGCCCGCTACTCGATGCTTGCCGCGAAACCCTGCTGAAGCTTCGTATGACGGAAACGGATCTGGTTGTTCGCCGCCGCCAGCGTGCTCCGCTGCGATTTTCTCACGTGTTGGAAGGTGCAACGAAAGATGAGTTGGCGGTTTATCGTGCTGAAAATGAGGCGGAACAAGGCGATATCACCACAGATTTCTATTCAAACAAAAAGGGAGGCGTTACGGCGGTACAGGGTGACGGTAACATCGGTGAAATTAATGATGTGGTTCATTTGTTGGACACTTTCTACTCTGGCGCTCCAGCGCCTAAAGGCTTGTTCGGCTACACCGAAGGTTTGGCGCGTGATGTTCTTGAGGATTTGAAGAAGGATTATTTTGAGGAACTGGACGCCATCCAGGATATGTTGGCGAATACTTATTATGAAATTTTCTGCCTACAACTATTGTTGAAAGGCTATAACCCAGAAGCATACGATTTCCAAGTTGTGTTCAACGAACGTCAGACCATGACACTCAACCAGCGAGCAGACTTAGCTCTTAAATATCAAGCCATGGGTATCCCTAACAGCCTGGTCTGGCATACCGCTGGTCTTGATCCGATTCAAGTTGAGAATAAACGTGATGAAGAAAAGGATAGCACTGATCCCTACCCCAAAGTGCCTGGCAAAAAGCCAACCAAGGTCAGCATTACACCAGGAAACGCCCCCAAGGGTGAGTCAGCAACTTCTATTAGCGAGTGATCATGCTGGACTTTAAGCGAAAGGCTTTTATTAAGCGAGCAACGATAGAAGCACAGCGAAAGGCTGATCAACTCGATATTGACGCGCTTAATGAGTTGCAAAGTCTTTATCAGCAGGCCAGTGATAGCCTATCAAGAATCATTCAATCGTATGCTGCAGGTGATGATTCCTTGCGGTTAATGTCAATGCGTCAATTACTGGGCGACACCAACCGATTTTTAGATGAACTCAGTGAGGTTCAAACAGAGATTTTAATGCGGCGCATGAAGGAAGGTGCAGAACTTGGCGTTTCAGCCGTCCAAGGTGTTATTGAACAGTCCGATCTGGATAACCTGGTCAATGATTCTTTATTTGCAGCAAGAAATTTTGTTGCGGCGGACGGATTGCAGCTGTCAGACCGTATCTGGCGAATTGGAAATGGGGCAAAAGAGGCGGTATCCAGAGCGATTCAACTGGCGATTATCCAGGGTAACTCGGCATCCGAAGCCGCTCAGGAGTTTCTGCGTCGTGGTCAGCCTGTTCCTGGTGATATTACGTCCAATCTCAGCAAAAGTAAGGCCGGTGCTGTGGCCAGACAATCAGTTTTTGAGTTGTTCAATAAGCCTGATAGCGCCTACGCGAATGCCAGGCGGTTGTTTAGAACCGAGATTAACCGCGCTCATACCATCGCTTACGAAAACTCTGTTTCAGGCATACCTGACTTCGTAGGGACTCGATTTTTGCTCAGCCCGTTACATCCAGAGGTGGACATTTGTGATTTATACGCTAAAGCCAACCGTTATGGGCTTGGACCAGGTGTTTATCCAAAAGGTAAAAATCCATGCCCCGCGCACCCTAATACACTCAGTTACACTGAGGTGGTCTTTGAGGAAGATGTCGGTGTTCAGGACAAATCAGGCAAGATAACTGCGGAGGAATGGCTAAGAACTCAGCCTCGCTCAATACAGGAAAAAGTCCTTGGTGGACGCAAAAAACAACAGGCATTTGCTGCTGGGCTACTTAAAGAAAATCAGTTTAGAACTCCGTGGCGAGTGCTAAAAGAGCGTTTTGAGAAGCAGGGTGTTGATACTGATAATTTCATTGAAAAATTTGTTCCGCCAACACTAGGACAACTTACCAATCCTTTTTCGCCGGGCGATAGAATACCCATGTTTACAAATAAAGCTGAAGCTGAAGAAGTGCTATCAGCCTTTGCTGACAGAGTATCGTTAAATGGTGCCAATCTGGAGTCTATGACAATCATGGCTAATGCCCTTAATGTCACTTTGGCGCCGTATCAAATTCGGCTGACTGAGCTGGGCTGGGTTGGTCGTCTGGCGAGAAATGTAAACGGTCTTTTTGTCCATACCCGCAGTTTTTCAACCTTTTCACTGCACGTTAGAAAAAATCATGCGCTTAAAGGTCGGGAGGAAAGTAAGCTGGAGCATGCTTATTTTCTGAAGCGTCAGGAACGAAGCATTGCCCGGGTAAGTGAACGCCTAAAAAGAGGGGGAGATGTTCCCAAATATGTTCGAGAGCTCAAAGAGCTGAAAACAGCTTTTCGTTTTACTGTTAGCAGCACCTCTCCCGACCCGTTATTTGCTACAACCGCGCATGAAGCGGGTCATGCTATTATGTTTGCTAAAGGGTTAATGCCTGCCTGGGCTCGTGCTTTGGACAAATATAAGGTCACAAAAATTGATAAGTTAAAAGTCAGCGAATACGCTGCAAGTGACCTTGATGAACTCTTTGCGGAAGTGACCAGTTTACTGGCTCAAGGATTCGAAAGTCAGGTTCCTGTTAATATACTGGATGCCTATAAATCCACTATCGACACAATTGGGGGTTAACTTGCAATCATTACAGTGCTTAAAATGCAAACATTACATTGGAGCAGGATATTGTGAGGCTTTTCCTGATGGCATCCCTTCGGAAGTCATGTCAGGAAAGTTTGAACATACTAAGCCTTATCCTGGTGACAACGGCATTCAATTTGAATTAGATGATGACTTTAAAGATTTAACCGATGACTAAAGATAATCATGACAGCGTGCGTTGTGAATGTGGCCATCTCATCTTTAATGCTGAGCAAGGTGTCATTCGTAGCCGTTGTATTTTTGTTCTTGAAGGCACTGCTCTTTGCCGCTGCAAAAAGCACGTACCTATCCCCATTCTCAAATCCCTTAACTAGCTTTATGACGACACTTTCTAGTGTTGTTTTGTCCCCTATACCTTTGAATAATTCAGGCTAACCCTTCGCCATAAGGTGTGATTTGTCATAAGAGCCGGCGAACGTGTGGATTCACGTATCAATGGAAAATATTATGACGAAGTTACTACCTTTATCTTCTTTAGTTTTATGTCTTGAAGCCGCGACAGCGGACACCTACAAGTTGTTGGACTCGCAAATTCCTGAAAATGCGTTTTCTGGCGATAAAACCACTGCTGTTGTGACCATTACCCGAGCGGGCACCTTTACCGACCCGCGTTACGGCACTTTTTCACTAACTCAAGAAATGTTCCAAACCATGATCGACAACTTCAAAAAAGGAGTCTTCGGTCAAAAAATCGCATTGGACATTGCCCATAACCCAGAAGATGGGGCGGCAGGCTATTTTACTGAACTGTTCCTGGACGGGAACAAGCTCCGTGGACGCGTAGAGCTCACAAAACTTGGCATCGAAGCGATTAAAGATAAGGGCTACATCTACTTATCCGCTGAAATCCATGCCAATTACACAGACAACGAAACCGGAGAAGAGCACGGCCCTACATTGTTGGGGGCGGGTCTGGTGGTACGACCCTGCATTAAGCGTCTTGATCCTGTTGTGTTGTCCGAATCTGACAATGAGGCGCACTTTCTACTGGGTGAGCACCTCGCCAACAAGTTACAAACGGAGATAAAAATGAAATTTGCAGAATTGTTGAAGGCGCTAAAAGAAGTATTAGCGACCATGAAGCTGTCTGAAGACAACCAGGCGTTATTCCACTCAAAGGCTGAAGCAGCAGTCAAAGAATTGACTGATGAGAAGCAGGCGAAAGCTGTTATTCAAAGTTTCGAAGATGCTGCGAAAGCATTGGCAGAAGCGGGCAATGGTGATAAATCTGTCACTATCAATCTTAGCGCCCCTTCGACTGCGGCTGGCTCACCGCTGACTGAGGAGCAGGTTATTGCCTTGGTTGATAAACGTGAGAAAGACGCAGCTAAAAAACTGGCAGAGCAGAAGCAGAAGAAAGATAACCTGGTTCAGAAGTTCAATGATGCCATTGATGCTGACAAAGGCCTTTCTGATGATGTTAAAAAAGAGCTTAAGGAAACCGCTTCGCTGATCAATGAAAACATGACCGAAGATCAGGTTATCCAGCTGGCTCAACATGAAATCAAGCGCGGTAACCAAATTGCTGCGGCTCAGCGTTTGCAGAATCTGGGTTTTGCGCAAAACATTGGTGGCAACATTCAGTTGATGGATGACCCTGCATCTGAAGCACTCAAACTTCAGAGTTTGATGCACGAACAGCTAAAGCGCACCAGCGTCTTTGCTGGCGGAAATATCAAGCTGAAAGAAAAGGTGTCGCCGTTTGTGGACATGGTTCTGGCCGAATTTGACCGTCAACATGCTCCTCAAATCAACAAGGCTGTGCTGGCGCTGGCTGGTGAAACCACGACTTCGGACACCAACCTTCCAGTAGGCTTCCAGCGTGAAGTCATTCGTGAAGCCTTGAGTGATTTGAATGTGCTTAGCCTGGTGCAAACCTTGGTTGATGCCACGGCCACTGTGACCACTCAAATCCCTTATGAGACTCGTGATTCTTCACAAATCCTGAATAGCGGTATTGTGTTTGAAAGCAACGGCATTCCTCGTTCAAAAGTGAAGCAGGAAATGGACATTGCCTACATCTTGCCGATGAAAATCGCGTTCAGTGTGAGTAACGAAGTGATGCACTTCACGCGTACTTCAGGCATTCAGTGGGATGCACTAGGCCGCAATATCGCCACAGCTGCTCGAATCATCCGTGAATTGGTGTGTCAGCGTATCTGCAATGAGTTGCAACGTGCATCTGACTCTTATCAGGCGGCTGATATCTCCGGTGAAAGTGTTGCCGGCCAGTTAGGTGGCGCAACCTCGGTCATTAAGACCGCTCAGTTCCCGATTGTTCGTCCGCATCAGCAACGTGACCTGAAAGGTAATGCTGTAGGCTCTGAAGAGAATCCTATTACCATCACTATTGACGGTGCTCCTGTGACTGCTTTCGACGGTTCCGGCAATCAGGCCGCAGGTACTTACTATGTGGTGACCAATTACAATCTGGGTTACATCATGTTGGTTGATGAGTCTGGTGCGGCGGTTACGCCAAACGCTGCAGCAGCGACTGTCAGCTACAGCTACGCGACCAATGTGTTGAAGCTGGACTCTGACGTACCGTCTGGTGTTGACGCTGACGTGCACCTGAACTCGCTGATTCGTGGTGTGGGTGCTCGTAAGGCCTTGTTGTCTCAAGAGCGCTTCGTGACTCCTGACTTCCAGTTGATGAGTCCAATACTTAATGATGCGGCAACCAACGCGAAGCAGTTTGAAGCCATGTCTAAGCGCAACGGTTCGGACACCAACAATATGGGTGATCTGGAAGCCATTAAGTCGATTGCGGCCTATGGTACCAATGCGCCCGGTGTTGATCTGGGTGATGAGCGTATCCTGCTTGGCCAACGTGGCGCGGGTGCTTATACCATCGCGAAACCATACTCGACCATTGACCTGGTTGAAGGCCGTGATGCCAATGGCACGCTCAACGGTACCAAAGAAGCTTATGGTGAAGAGTACAACTCTATCAAGGTGCCAGAGCCTCTTCGCAGTCGTTTCACAAGCATCATCTGGTACTCAGCCACTAACCGATAACTGCGGTAAGCGAGAACTTCCCCCTTCTTCGGAAGGGGGCTTTTTAAATTAAGCCAGGAGACACTCATGAAAAAGGTGCCATATCACAACCCTACCAATAAGACAGTGCACATTGGTTCGGTTTCAGTTTTCCCCAATCAGACTCGCATGGTTGATGAGGCATTGTTGCCAAAAAACAACGACTCTGAGTCTGGTGATTCGCCAGCGCCAAAATTCAACACCATCGCTGAGTTGATGGACCAAAATGTTGACGTCATTAAAAAAGAAGTTCCACATTTAGGCGATGATGGATTGACTCAAGCTTTGGATGCTGAACTGGAAGGCAAGAATCGTAAATCAGTTCTTGATTTTGTCGGCAATCTAATCGCTGATCGTGAAGATGCCCAGAAAGCAGCAGAGTTTGCGGAGTCCTTGAAAGAAAAAACGGACGAAGAATTGCAGGGCTTATTGCTTGATTTAGCGGACGAACCTAAAGCGCTAGCTGCCATTCAAGAAGAGCTGTCTCAGCGTAAATCTGATGATAGCCAACAAGGTAACGATTAGAAGATTGTTCACCAGCGCCGAAGGAACTCCGGGGCTGGTGTTCATCAACAGGGAGTTCTTTTGTTTTGCCATGGAATTACCGTGGCGCGATAACAAAAGAAATGTCAGCTGCATACCTACAGGAAAGTATTTATGCACCTGGCATCGTTCTCCCCGTTTTGGTTGGACCTACATCGTCAACGATGTGAATGGCAGAAGCTTTATTCTGTTTCATTCGGGCAATGTTGCAGGGGATGTTTCCCTTGGCTTTAAGACCCACTCCAACGGATGTTTGTTGCTTGGTAAGCGATTGGGAAGCCTGTTCAATCAGCTGGCCACCTTAATTTCGAAACCCATGATCAACAAGTTCATACAAAAGATGGGTAAAGAACCTTTTGAGCTGGAGGTTGTAGATGGAATTTTTTGAAGCACTCGACGCTGGTATAACTGGCGGTATTCTCGGCCTGATTGGCGGCTTTGCCAAACAGATTATGGGCTTTTTTGAGCGAAAAAATGAGCGTGAACACGAACTGAAAACCCGTGAACTTGACTTAAAGCAGACCCGCCTTGAATCAGAATCTGCTCAGTTACTGGCAGAAATCGAGCATAAGACACAAGTTGAAGTGGCGGATGCCAAAGCCTTCCAGGCATCGCTGGTATCCGATGGCATTAAGTATTATGACGGATCATCTAAGTTGCTCGAATGGCTCGACTTCTTGCGCGGCTTTAACCGCATTTTGCTGACCTGGTTACTGCTGATTGGGACTATGATCATCTACTTCACCATCAACGACATTGGAATGAAAATCGTGATCGTTAAAGCCGTTGTCTTACTGACCTGTACTGCAATTGGCTGGTGGTTTGGAGAACGTCCGCTGAAAAAACTTCAGCTTTAGGACGTCAAATGAGTGACACAGGTGAACAAAAATTTATCCAGGTGGTTAAGGAAATTTGCCACCTGGTCAAAACCAACGAAGAGAACGCTTTAAAAAGAGATGATCAGGTACGAAGAGAGCTGTCGGAGTTACGTAAAATAAGCGGACAGATGGTTCAAGTCTTAAATGATCAGGGTTGGATAAAAAAGCATCTCGACAAGCATGAAGACTGGTTGATTGCGCTCTCGAAGCAACAAAACAAGCTTGAGAATAGTTGCAAGAACTCATCAAGTGATAAAGATGGTTTTCATGAGTGGTTTATCCGTCTGGCTATCTCGACCGTATTCTCTTTATTAGTAGGCATAGCCGTATTTATGGTGACGAAAACATGAACCTGACAGACTTAGCGACAGCATTAAAAAACAGTCTTCACGCCTCCGCCAGATTGATTGAAGGTTCGAATACCAGTTACGACTGGTCTTCATTTATCAGTCTGGCCGTCCAGCATTTCAGTCAATACAAACCAAGAACACTGGTTGGTAGCGTCACATTAGTCCCAGGCCAAACCGAATATGATTTCCCTGCCGATTTTGTGGAGTTTAAGTATTCGCTGTGGGGTCAGGAAGCCCTGGCAAAGTTAAAGCCATGGGAGTGCGGTTATCCAACAAAAATGCCAAGAGCATCCACTTTGCATGGAACTCCATCAAAACTATCACTAAGTTTCCCGCCATCGGGCGAGATGATTAACGCATTAGGCAGCATTTACAGTTTTTATTATTACGCCGAACATCAGGTGGATGCAGAGAGTAGCACCATCCCAGGTCAGTATGAAAAAGACCTGCTATTGGCGGCTCAGGCAGAAGTGATGAAGCAGATCAGCTTTGACAAAGTAGGCAAGGTGACTGCAAAAGACCCGTACAGCGGTATGGCCCGAACCGCGCATCCATCAGCGCTCTACGAACTGCTGATGAAACAGTTCAAGGACAACTTATGCGGGTAGTCATTGACCATAACATTCCAGATATCCGAAAGGTTATCCGTGGTCTCGGCTCTAACCAGCCGAAAATTGACGCCGTTTTATCGAAAGGCGCAGGCTGGATTTCTAATGATGCGAAAGAGTTGGCGGCCAAAAACACGTCTCAAATGGCGGAATCGATTAAGCCCCGCAAGGTTTCTATGTTGGTGCATGAAGTTTTAGCTGACACAAACTACGCCCGGGCGGTCGAAGAAGGCACTCGCCCGGGTGGATTCCCTCCGGAGCAGTCGATTCTTGACTGGATAAAAACCGCCCGCATTCAACCCGACGATCCCTTTATGGAGCAGGAAGACCTGGCCTTTGTGATAGCCCGGTCAATCTATAAACGCGGTACCCCAGCGCAACCCTTTATGGAGCCTGCTGTCGAGAAAAACGCGACAAGAATTGATGTAGCTTTGCGTCATGCCATCGCG